GCCACGGCTCCGAAGTGCTTAGCGTGAGGTGCGCAGCCCACTCCGGAGCCGTGGCCCCGCTATTGACGCGCAGGAGTTGCCCCGCTGTGCCAATGCCAAGCCGTTGCAGCGTGTCGGCAGCAGTCGCATAGAGAACATCGCCAGCCACGAGGCTCAGCCCCGCAAGGCTATTCAATGACGGGTCAAGGCGTGTCAGCCATGCGCTTGCCGTGGTTTCAGCAAGCAGAAGCTTTGAATAAACCGACGAAGACCCATCAAGGTTATCCTGAACACCTTCAATCGCATCCTGGACGTTGAGAAATGGCAACTCAGCCGTCGCCGCGAAGGAAATCTGCGCCGCGCCTGTTGCTGTGGCTGACGAGCGCGGCAATGGGTCAACCGTGCCAATTGCCGCCCCTGTGGATGTGGTTAGAACAACCTTGGCCGCTGTCCCGCCGAAGTATATCGCAGGAAGCACCCCGTTTCCGTTCGCTACGACAGGCACGGCGTGGGCCACCGTCAGCCCCACATCGGTGTAAACCGTGAGAGGCGTCGTGGTGCCGCTGACGTAAAACGTAGCCTTGGCACCGGGATATGGGTTTCCGTTCCCGTCCAGCACCTGCCAGACGGGTTGAATAGCAATGTCAGCCATTATCTTACCTGTTGATTACCGCTCGGGGTGGTTCTGGCGAGTTGGCCGCGCCGCCTGCTTGTGTTTCGGAAGCTGCCATGCGCATCAGAAGCGCGGCATCTTCGGCATAAGGGCCTTTGCCCTTCGCCATCGCCTCAATGGCCTTGGTATCGCCGCTCATGGCCCTGTTGACGGCGCGCAAGAAGATTGGCGAGGTCATGGCCTTGGCTGAGAGAGTTGCCGTTGCAAGCCCAGCAGCCGTTGCGACAGGGGCCTTGATAAACGCGCTGGCAAGAGCGGTTGCCGCAACAATCGTTCCTGTGTTGGACGCGTTGCGTTCCATGTTCCCGGCCTTCACCCGCTCTGCGACCTTGGCAATCTTTTCAAGTTCAACCCGAACCGGCTCGTCAAACAGGATGTGCCGCGCATCTGGCGACATTTTGTTCCATTCGGTCAGGAATGTTGCCGGGGAAAAAACAGTGCCATCCGCGTTTTGCGCGCCCGCTTTGGCCTTCCCGAGGCGGTCGGCGATGCTTTCGGAAACCTGCGTCCAATCATCCCGGCCCATGGATGCCTTGATCTGGCGCATACGGGTTATGTCCGCCGTTGATCTGTCAGCCTGCGTCAGCGCGTCGAAAGCTTCAAAGGCCCGCTCGGGGTTTTTGGCTGATATTGTCGCGTCAAGGCTGCGCTCGATGCGATTGGCCCCGGATTTGTAAAAGCCGTTTGCGCGCGACCATGCCTTGTACGCCTTTGGGCCAGCCGCTTTTGCAGCCGCTTCCATGTCGGAGGTCAGAGCGCCATAGAGTTGCTTCAACCGGCCAATATCCTCATCAGCTAAAGCGCCGCGATTGCTGCCGATTGCATCACCGATCTGCGAGCGAAGCTGCCGAACCGCCTGCCAGCTTATGCCGTTTTTCTCAGCCTCGGAAACAACACTGTCCCACTTTGTCAGGCCCAATTTGCTGGCGAGTTCCGGGTTTCCTGCGAAGTATTTCTTCGTCTCATCGACAGCGGCGCGCATGTTTGCCACGCCAACTTTCGTTCCGGCAGGAATTTGCTTGCCAACTTCGTCGTAAAGCTTGCCCGCGCGCTCTTTGAATTTACCAACGAAGCCCGTCAGGCCCTTTTGCAGCAACTCGCCCGCCGATGATGGGGACAAGCCGCCAGAAATCACCTTGCGAAACGCGCCTTCGACTTCACCGACAGCCCGCGCGGCGTCTTTTGCCACCATTTCAGCCGCAAATGGCACCTTTTCGAGTGCCGCCGCTGCCATCCCGCCAGTTTTGCCGGTCATACCGAGGCTTGGCGTGATGCCGAGGTCTTTCGCCGCACCCGCCGCGCTGTTGATCTTGCGATCCGCGTTGATGGCGGCGCGGGCCGCTGCCGATTCAGTGGTTGCGAGCGGCAATGTGCCAGCCGTGGATTCAACCATGCCTATCATGTCGTTCGCCAGACGCTGCTGGCTGTCCTCTGACGCCCCAAGCGCACCCGTGGCATCACCGATAGCCCCCGCGCCACCGGCCAGTGCTGTGTGCAGCCCTGAAAGCGCAGCGCCGCCCGCGTTCACAATGCCAGCCGCTACATCAGATAGACCCGGAACATAAACCGACGATGCCGCGATGTTCTTTCCGGCTTGGCTTTCGCGAGGGTTGGCAACGCCAGCCATGAATTCCTTTGTCGCGGCCCAAGGTTCCGCCGCCATATCCTTGGCCGTGTTCAACGGCCCGGTTGCGGCGGGAGACATGTCTGGCGCAGGCCCCATAGGCGATGTGCGTGGCGGCATCAAAGGATCAGACGGGTTTGCCGCCGATACCTTGCCCTGCCCCATGCCTGTTTTGGCGAGTTGCACAAGCTTGCGGGCCGCATCGGTATCACCGGCTGCGTCTGCATTCTTGGCGGCGCGCAAGAGTTCTTCGACAGTTGCCATAGTGGCCCCTTGAAAAAACGGCTTCTGAGGCGCAATCTGTTTGAATGCGTCCCGGTTATCAGATCATTTGGGGCATTTTCGCCCTGTGGGTTTTAGGGTGGACTATCGCCACTCACGACTTCATCAGCGTCGGTGCCGCTTCAATGGCCCCGCTGTTTTTCGCGTTGAAGTTCACCTGGCTGTTGAGCCGCCACCCACGGCGGTAGATCACTTGTACTGGTTGTATATGTCCAGAAGGTCGGGCGGCAGCGCCACGTCGCCCGCAGATGGTTGTGCTGCGGCGGGTGATTCAGCGGTTGCTGGTGGCGCGTTAAGCTTGTCGGTAATGGTCTTGTAAATAGCCTCAAGGTTCTGGAGGTTCTGCATCAGTTGTTCGGCGCTTTGCGATTGGTCGAGGCTGGTGAGTGCCGACGAAAGCAGGCTCATTTCCTTGTCGGATACCGCGCCAAGCGCGCCGCCGGTCGGAGATGAGACTCGCATTTGCTGCAACTTGTCGAACGCAACGTTGGCCTTGATGGTTTCAAGCGTGGCGCGGAGGTCATTTGCCGCCGTGCCGCCCGTATTCATGAGTTTCTGACCGCCATAGCCGGTTGTTGGAAGGAACCCTCCTGAGTTGGTCACGAGGCTTTTCGCCTCGCCAATCTTGCCAGTGACAACATCGGCGGCGACTTTGGCCTGTTCCGTTGCGAGTGCTGCTTTCTTGTCAGCACCAGAACCACCATACTCGACAACAGTTCCGTCCGCAGTCGTCACAGAAAAGCCCTTGCCCTTCTTGGCATTCTCGAACCCGATACGGTCAAGAGGCTGACGGCCAGCGGCGCTTTCCTCTTGAACATACCGCTGATAGTCGTCCTTGGCTTCCGGCTGCATTCCTGCAATCGGCGACACGCCCTTGCGCGGGTCAGTCGGGTCGTTCCACAGATAGCCGTTCGGCGCGCCCTTCGTCGGGTCAACCTTCTCCGGCGCGAAGGTCTTGTAAGCCTCAAGAACACCGTCGATCTGCGCGGCATGGGCCGGAAAGCTGTCGAAGGTGAATTCTTCCGGGTCCAGCCCCTGCTGTTGAATGAAGCTGGTATAGCCTTGGCGGTCGCCCTTCTGATAGAAGAACGCGGCACCTTTCAGGCCAGCCTCAAGTTTCGCGGCTTCTGCCGTCCGCTGTTCTGCTGTCAGAGCCTTGGCGCGATCTGCGGCGGCGTTCTTTGCCCCCTCGCGCAACATGCTCATTTTCTCGGCATCAAAACCCATGCTTTGTTGCTGGCTCTTGATGCCAAGCGCGGCATTCGGATCAAACTGCGCCAATGCGTTAAGCGCGTTCGGGTCGCCGTTCATAATCCCGGCCCCTTGGCTTTTGTAGAGTGCCGACAGTGCATTCTGGCGCTGCATGGCTTGCGTTTGCGCTGCGAGTTCATTGCCTGCCGACATGGCCCCGAGAACGTTGACAGGCTGGCCTTGCAGAATGATTGAGGCGTCATAGGCCATTTATGCAGTCCCCAGGTAATTGCGGCGCTCGTACATGTTCTGAACCGGCGCGAGTGCGTTGCGCTGTCTCATGAATTGTGCCGGATCAAGTTGCGCGATCTGCGGCGCGAATGCGTTTTGCTGCGCTGCGGGCTGAGAGGCCAGCGCATTCTGAGGCGGCTGAGCCATGCCTCGTGCTTGCGGGTCCGAAGGTAGCGCGCCGGAAGGAAGGCCCTGCCCGGCGAAAATACGCGCCTCTGCGGCCCTGCGATCAGCGTTTACGCCGCCGTTGTGCGAGCCAAGGTCGCCGATTGCTGTTGCAGCGCCAGCGAAGTCTCCCGCCGCAACCCTTGATGCCACACTGTCCGGCAAAGTCCCGTAGTTGTACGTCACCGACAGAAGCGAAGCCCGTTGCGGCTCTGAAAGATGGTCCCATGCATCCTGCCCGACCTTGGCAATGGCGCGCGGCATAAACTCCGAAGAAATGCGCCGCTCCAGATCGCGCTGCGCATCTTCTGGCGTAACCGTCATGCCCTGCTGGACCGGAACAACGCGGCCATCGGCCATCGTTACCGTGTCCGATCCGTAGCCCGTGCGGTAGGCGTTCACGTCCCAATATGGGGTTGTGCGGAAGCCCTCAAACCGCTTGATGAGTTCGGACGCGTTCATCAGAAGCCCCAGTTACCCCAGCCAATGCCGGACGTGTTGGGTTGCTGCTGCGCCTTCTGGTACTGGAAAGTCCCCAAGAGGTTGTTTGCCATGCCTGAGAATGCGTTGCCGACACCAATGGCCCCCGCCGCCTTGGCATTGCCAATGCCGGACAGCGCGTTTGACACGCCCGCCGCTGCGTTGGCGTTGGCATTGCCCTGCATCGAAGCCGCCGACACGCCCATATCCGACAGCCCCGCAAGGCGGTTCAGATAGCTGTCGCGGTATTGCTGCGCCATGCCTTGGCCGTAGTCGTTCAGGGCCTGCAACGTCGCGCCGCTGTTCAGCCCGCCCTTTGCCCCTGCGAGGGCATTGACGCCCGCCGTTCCCTGATCAAACTGGAATTTATAGCCCGGCGTCGTTTCCAAGCCAGCGTATTGCGTTCCGCCTGTCGGGTTCGCTGCGGCGTAGGCTTGCGCCTCGGCCATGCTGTTGAAAATCTGTCCGTTGACGCGGTAGCGCGTTGGCTCGGCCTGCTCTACGGGTTGATTGCTGGCGTAAGGGTTCGGACTATCGCGACCGTTTACGCTCCCGCCAAGCGCATTGACGCGGCCAACAGATTGCCCCGGCTGCGTACCCGGCTGCGCCCCGCCAATCGTCTCGATAGCCGAAGGGGTGCCGCCAATCGTCGGCGCATTGCCAAGCCCGAGAAGGTAGTTGTAGGCCGAAAGCGCGTTTGTGCCTGCCGTCTTGAACGGCGACAGATCGGCCCGCGTCAGGTCGCGCGTTTCCTTCTGGAAAGCCAAGTCCTGAGACGCCGCCGCCTGTTGGGCCTTGGACGCCTTCTTGGCCGCGCTTGCTTGCGATAGCCCGCCGACAACGCCAGCGATTGCCCCACCAATGCCCATTACAGTCTCCAGCCGCTCATGATGACTTCGCCACTTGAAAGCGGCAATCGTCCGTCCTCTACAAACCCAACGCGACGTGTCAGCGCGACTGCTCCGCGAAATCTCGCAGGCGTCCAACCAACAATCCGTTCAGGCTTTTTCTCATTCCAGAACTCGCGCAACACGCGTTTGGAAGGCTCGACAAGATGCCCGAACCCTTCCGGCTTGGCCGCGAAGTGTAGCATCCAGACATTCGGAAACGGGGCTAGATGAAACACCCCGCAAATCGGACCATCCGCCCAATACTCGAAAGGCTCATCGGGCAAACTGTCTGGCGTTATTCCGAAGACCTGCTGCGATGGATGGGCGAAATATGCTCTCGCCTCGTCCACCGTTATTCTCATGTCACCGCCGCAATGATCGCATTGATGGCCGTCCGGCTTTGGCTGTCCACCGTTGCCCCACCTGTCGGGCCGGTAATCGCCGCCACAGCATCAAGCCGCGCGCTGAGGCGGTTCACGTCCCTGACGAGGATCTGAATCACTTCAAGCAACGCGTCGGAAGCCATTGACCCGTCGCGGGTCGCGGCCTGATCGCGCAAAAGCGGCTTGGCGGTCATGCAATCCGTCCATCGGCGTTCATCGGTATTTCCGCCGCCGTGCTGATCCGAAGCTCAACCGTCCATTGCCGCGACTGCCCCAAGGCCCGCCACGTCAAGCGTCTGTTGTATTCGCCCACTGCCCAGGAGCGTTGTCGCCAAGCGCCCCATGTCTGTCCGCTGTCTTTTGACAGTCTCATATCAATCGCGCCCGCAACCCAACCAATGCGGGCAAAAGCCTCAAGTTCGTTGATCGTGATGCGCTGGCCGTCATTGTCCAGCGTCCGCGACACCATCGACCTGATGAGTGGCGTTCCTGCGTCGTCGTTTGTCCGCGACAGCTTGAGAACGTCACCACCCGACCGCCCGATGTACCACGACCCCGCCAGTTTCGCGCTGGATGCGGCCTGCCACGGGGCCAGATCAAGGCCCTGCGCCCGCTCGTGCCATTCGCCCGTCGCAAGGTCGTAAACCCACGCCGCACCGTCCCGGAAAACAATGGCGCACATCGTGTGGCCCTCATCCTCCCAACACAGGCAACGCTCCGGATTCAGCGTCTTGATGGCTGTTTCGACGGGAGGAATGGAAACCGGGCCAACGCCGATAATGTAAACTCGACCGTCAGCCCCGACAAAGAACGCCGATGACCCCGGCACCTTGGAAAACAGCCCGAATGATTTCAGGCCCGTTTCAATCACGCCCCCGGCTTGGCGCTGAAACGCATTGGCTCCGGCTTCCCCGGTATTGTACCAAACCTCGTGGCTTTTCTCTTTGAAGATATAGAGGTAGCCATTTACCCCGGCACAGCGAATAATCTTGTCATCCTTCCCATCCGCCGATGAGAAATTCAGCCCCGGCAACGTTGTGGCGTCGGCTTGGCCAGACCATTGAAACCGGATGCCGTTGTATTCCGTGAGAACCGTGTAGTTGCCGATGTAGTCCAGAGACCCGAATGACGAAAACGCACCTGCCGATGGCTGAGTGAGTGTCGTACCATTCCAGACGTAGTAATTGCCGCCGATACACAGCGTCACGTCACCATTGTTTCCGGCAATTGACGCCTCTGCGCTGTCGCTCGTGGCCCCGAGGCTCATGGCCCCGCCGCTCATGTCGATCTTGTACAGCGCCGATCCGCAGGCGGCGTAAAGATAGCCCTCGATTTCCTCGATGACCCGAAACAGTACCCCCGAGACATTCGAGAACGCCGTCATTCCAAGGTCGGACTTGATGATATGACCGGTCTTGCCTTGCGACGCCTCACGATAGCAATTCACCAGCCGCGATGAAGACGCCTGCCAGTTGTCGGGGTCGCGTGAGCCAGCCCCGCAAAACTCGACTTTCATCTAGTGAACCAGTTTGTCAGCGTCTTTCCCTTCCACGTCAGCGGGTCGGGAATGGCCGCATCAGCAATCACCACATAGCTGGCCTGAATCTTGCGGAAGAAGTCATCTGCGTCGAAGTTAGCAGGCGCGGACCATCCCGGAGACAGTCTCATCGCCAGAAGATACCCAACGCCTTCGCGGTATTTGTCGGCTAATGGGAACGTGTCATTCAGCGCTGCGTCGGTGAACGTCAGCGCGATGCCATCAAGCACCCACGCGGAAATCATGTTGTTGAATGCCGTCAGGCCCGACTGGCCCTCGTCACTCGTCATTGCGTCGTCTTGGGCGACAACGCCAATATGCCGAAACGCCGTCTCGACAATATCGCGGACTGTGGTCATGCATCACCCATAGAAAAAGGCGGGGCCATGACAGCCCCGCCAGTTGGTTAGTTGGTCAGGCGCAGACCTAGGCGCGGGTCAAGGCACTTGACGCCCCACAGCATGTCAAAGCGCATGTAGTGGGTCAGCGTGTTTCCATCGACCCACTCGGAGCAGGAAATGGTCACACGGTTGCCGGTTTTGGTCGAGGTTTTCAGACCTGCGCCCTGCGGGATATTCAGCGGGCGCGACACGAGCGCGAGCGCTTTCGGATGCAGGAGCAGAGACTGCTTGTAAGCCGTGCCGCCCGTGCCGGTTTTCACGGTAATGGCGGCGTTGTCAGCCGGAGCAGCCGTAACAGTCTGATACGCACCCGAGGTGATGATCGGAGGCGAAATGGTCAGGGTTGAGGGTCCGGTCGAAGCGCCAGAGTTGGCATCCGCCGTCACGACAAAGGTTTGCAGGCGGTTGGTGGTGGCTTTCGACACCGGGTTGACCGCATACACACCAGCAATCGTGATCACATCACCGGCTTTCAGGATACCCGTGATCGAGTTGGTCCAGCCGTCCGTGATCAGCGATTGGGTCCAAGTATCCTTCGACGCCGTGTAGGTGACGTTCTGCGAAGCGCCGTTAACCAGCGGGGTGCCAGTTGCGGTGCCGACAGTGTGCGTCGGGGCGTGGACGGACTGGTAGTTGTCGAAGCCACCATAGAAGCCGATGGTTGCCTTTTCAAAGGCAGTCTTGGCGGTGTTCTGGACGTAAACACCCTTCAGGCCGTCAGCCAGGTTGGCGGTCGCGTCAGTCCCGTGAATCGCAAAGCGATCCGAAGGAATGGCAGCGTCCGTCATGATCGACCCGGCGTTTGCCAGAGAAAGGAACGTCGAAGGAACGGTGCCGGGGGTGCCGCTGAACCAATAGAGGTTGGTGTAGAGCGAGGCGAGCGAGGCTTCGATCTTGTCTTTGAACTTGATCGCCACCGGCTTGATGATGTCTTCAACTGTGCGGTCGAACGACAGAGTGCGGTCAAGCGCTGAGATGTTGACCTTGACCGACAGCGTCTTGTTCATGCTGATGGTCGTTTTGCCCTGCGTGATGTCCTCATTGTACGAGGTCACGTCAAGGTTGTCATCCTGCCCGAGGTATGCGGTCGGCCGACGGACACTGATCGTGTCACCCACCATCGCAAATTCGGACGAGAGGTCCGCGTGGACCTTGTTGCCGAGAACGAGTTCGTTCTCCAGCAGCATCAAGCCTTCCTGTGCGAACACTGAAGGCGTTAGAAAAGCGTTAGCCATTTTCTAGTTTCCCTAGAAGCGGCCCCCGGATTCCCGCCATGCTCGCCATTCGGACGCAGACATTTTGGCAGGGTCTTTCGTCGCTGTTCCGCCGGGTTTGACGGCAGCGATTGGAGGGGGGGCATTTGTTTCGAGTTTTGGCTGGGGTGGCGAGAGGCGAGCCTCTATGCGCCCGAGTTCCCGAGCCGCTTGTAGCGGGGGCAACTGAGAGATTTGGCGGGCAACAGCCGGGTTCTTCCCGAGGTGATAGGCCAGATCAACCGCAACATCGCTTGCCAGCACCATTTCAGCGACATGGTTGGACACAACGTCTGCACGTTGGGCCACAGCCAAAACCTGATCTAGGTCGGCATATTGTGTGCGTTTCTCTGCGATCTGATCGGCAAATTCGGCAGCCCGCTCAGCGCGTACCTGCGCCTCAAGATCCTGTGCCTTTTGCCGATGTTCACCCGCCTCAGATGAGATTTCCGCCGCGTCCGATTGGGCGTCCGCCTGACGTTGTTTCCACAACGCCCGAGCCGCCGCAAATTCGATAACGTCTGGGAAGTCATCCTCTTTTGGTGGGGCTTCACCTTCGCGAGCCGCCTTGATGCGGTCGAGCCGCTTTTCAAGTTCGGCAGCGCGAGTAATCGCCGCTTCCTTTTCTTGCTCAGAATGCCGAATCGCAGCTTCGCGACGTTCGCGGCGTTGCTGCGCTTTCGATTTTTCCTCTGTCTGATCGGGCTGGCCTTCTACCTGCCCCTCAGTGTTTTCCGTCGCCTCCGACGTAGTTTCTTCAGACACGACTTCCGGGGCTGCCCCTTCAAGGGCTGCCTGCTCAAGTTCGCTCATTATTTCCCCGTGGGTTAGGCCGGGAATACCGGCGTGATCTGGTTCACAGGAACCAGTTGACCGCCCATCGCGGCCAATTCGAGTTGCGCCTTTTGGGCGTTGAAATGTGCCGTCTGCGCATCAGCTTCAGCCTTGTCAGCCTTGGCGTTCAGTTCGCGCAGTTGAAGCATGGCAGCCTCTTGGCCCATTGCCTGCTGCTGTTGGGCCTGCATGGCCTGTTGTTGGGCCATTGCCTGTTCTTCAGGGTCTTCAATCTCGGCCATACCTGGCGGAAGCATCTTCTTGAGCCGCTCAGCAATCTTGTCGGCGTCTGGCCAATCCATAGACTTGGCAATCAGATCCCCGGCGACTTGTGCTGCTGGCGGGAATGCCTGGATAAACTGCATCATGCTTTCCGCAGTCTCTTGGCGCTTCGTGGCATAGTTCGGGCCAACTGCAACGCGGACGTTGAAATTTCCCTTGGTCAGATCGTTGACGATCACTTGCCCGTTTTCGGTCATGACCGGCTGGTTAACAGTTGTCATGCCGTGCTGATCATCTTCGCCAAGCATGGCGATAATGCGGGTCGTGTCGTAAACCTTCGGAATCATCGACACAATGACGCGACCACAATGGGCAATCGCTTTGGCCATATTGTCGGAATAGATCGACGTTGAAACGTCGCTTTCCATTTGTCTCTGGCGAATGGCAACGCCAGACTTTTCGTTAGAGTGCTGCCCCAAGCCAGCGTCATAGATGCCTGTAGTGGCCTTCATGTCGTCAGCAGCGAGGCCGACTTCTTGCATCATCCCGCTTGATGGCACCGGAGGCATGGCGCGTTGCGGAGCGCCAGGAGCCTTTTCATCGGGGTTGTACGGCAAGTATGGGCGGTTGCTGTCGTTCGCTTCGCCCCAGATTGCTTCAAGACCTGCGATCTGCTTGCCAGTGACGAGATAGGGCGCTTTCGGTTGCAGCGCGATCATTTCCGTCTGAGCAGAGCGCCAATAGTTGTAAAGCCTCTGCGGGTCTTTGGCGAACCGGATAACCGACGAGCGATAAATCCTGTCGCCGATATGCAATTCCTCGCCCATGACCGCGATAACAGGAATGTGCTCGCCCGGAAACTCTTGCGGGCCTTCCAGCACGTCCTTGCCGCTGATCTTCGCCCACATGATCACGTCATAGTTGACGGTGCGGGTTTTTCCACCAAGTCCTTTAGGCGCATTCTCGACAATCTGGCCGCCCGGAAGCTGCATGATTGTCTTTGTTTTTGGCTCTTTCCAGAAATACTCGGCTACAACGGCCTCACCGTTCTGCCTCCAGAATTCCAGACCATCACCAGTGCCGTGCTGCTCAATGCTGACGTTCACCTTGCCCGGATATTGCTCCTTGAACGCCTCGTCATTCATTACTGACGTGATCAGGCACCAACGCGCGTCTTCACGTGTGGACTTGCGGGCTTCTGGGTCGAAATACACCGAAAACGGGTTGTCGATGCTCTGAATGATGATCTTCTGATCAAACGAACTGTTGTCGACATAGTCGGTCAGGACACGGAAATATCCCATTCCGCAAGCCGCAGCGGATTCAGCGGAGCGCTCATAGATCGAAGTTGCGTCGCTTTCGTACTGGATTTGCCGAATGACGCCTTCGACCAGTTCAGCATCTTCGTCAGAATTCTTCGTGTCAGCCGGAATCACCTTGATTGCCGGGTTCATGTTGCGCAGGTCGCCAGTTACTTGGCGAAGAAACTGCGGAAGCCTGTTGATCGTCAGGCAAGGGCGGTTGTCCTCCTCACGGCTTGCGCGCACGTCGTCCGGCCATTGAATGCCGACGATGTTGCGCATGTCATCAAGAGCTTCCTCGCGATTGAAGCGGTCAGCGTCCGCCGCCAGCTTTGCCCGCTCGCAAGCCGTCTTGAGAATATCGTCTTTGTTCAAGAGCCTTGCCACCCTTTTGAAGCCCGCTGAATAGCGAACCGCGAAACGTCTGGTATCTTCTCGGTCATGTCCGGGAATAGCTCGGATAGCGCCCACACCAGCGCGTCAACGCGGTCAGGCGAGCCGACACCTTCAAACCCGTGAATAGTCATTTGCGTCATCTGGCTTTCGAGTTCCGGGAAAGCACCGACATGGGCAATGCGCCCCTGCTCATACAAAGCAGCGATAGGCTCTGCCCTGACGTGCTTTCCGCGAGATGCGCGCACCTCGATAACATTCACATGCGGGTCAATGGTCAGCAGCGTGTGCTTAACCATATCCCCGCCTTGATTGACCTCGACTACTACAGCGTCGG